GTATAGCTCAAGGTCCATTGAAAGGCAGAAGGTTGGATGATTTGCCAGCTGTTAGAGACTTCTTGGGAGAATATACTGGAGCAAAAGAAGTCGCTGGTAGATTCAGACCAGAGATTATAAGAACCAGAGATATAGCTGAACAAGAACTTGGATTAAGAACTAAGATGGTTGATACCGTTGATGTCTTATCAAAGATAATCGCTAAGAAGAACTACTTCGATAATCTTGTTGACTATAACGATGCAATACCTGGAGCCAATAAATTTTTATTTGACAAAATTCCAGGTGGGGCTAGGGCAGGTGCTTATTCAAGAATAGGTGCTGAAGGAACTGATCCTCTTGCTGAGGTGTCCATTAACGCACAAGAAAGATTTGGCAAACTCGCGGGTAAGTATGTTCTCAACGAGTATAAAGCTGCGTTTGAAGATCTACCTAAGTACTTTAATACTGAGTCTCTGCCTTTATATGCAACCTTTCTTGGATTAAAGGGCGTTTCACAAATAGCTAAAACTGTTTTGAGTCCAGTAACTCAAATTAGAAACGCAACGACAGCAGGTTTTTTTGCATTGGCTAACGGTAATGTTGGTAATGCAAATGCCTTAGTTGATTCGGTTGCAACTGTGTTCAGCAACATTGCTAACAAGCGAGTTAGTTTTGGTAAAAGCAGACCAACCAAAAGAGACATTGAAAAATACTACAACGAGTTAGTAGATCTAGGGGTTATTAATACTAACGCTAAGATCGGTGAGTTTGAAAGCTTGTTAAATGATGCTGTTGAATCGACACAGTATATGCCTGGGTTGGCTAACAAAGGATTTAACTACGCTAGAAATATTCAAAACACTCTAGCTGGAAAGCTATATCAGGGATCTGATGATGTCTGGAAAACATATAGCTATGAGATGGAGCTTAATAAGTTAAAGAATGTTTTTAAAAACAATAAGAACGCATCGATCCCTGTGTCAGACCCAAGAAACTTTACGGAGTTTGGCTCAACAATAAGCGGAAATATTTCTGATGATGTTCTTGAAACGGCGTTGAAAAGAGAAGCGGCAGAGATTGTAAAAGATACTGTCCCAAACTATGCAAGAGTTCCTGAAGCAATAAAACAATTAAGAAGACTGCCATTTGGTAACTTCATTGCATTCCCTGCAGAAATAATCAGAACATCAGGAAACATATTAGGTAGAGCAGTAAAAGAACTCGCAAGCGAGTCACCTGAAATAAGATCAATAGGCATGAAGAGATTGCTTGGATCTATGTCAGTCAACGCAGCCATACCAGCGAGTTTATACAGTGCAGGGCTGTTGTTAACTGGTGCTGATGATGAGCAAGTGCAAGCTTACAAACGATCGGCTGCTTATGAGTGGGATAGAAACTCAACCTTGATACCTGTTGCTACAGATAAAGATGGAAAAATTACAGATCTATATAATTTTTCTTATACCAATCCATATGACTACATGGCTAGGCCATTCAAAGCTGTATACAACGCAGTTCAAAATGGAATCACCTCTGAAAAAGATTTAACTGAGATAGCATTCGACTCTAGTTTCGGAGAAAGCGGTGCTTTTTATGAGTTCTTTGCTCCGTTTATGGATGAATCAATCATCACGGAAAAAGTATTCGATGTAACTAGAAACAAGACTAGCTTTGGCGCTGATGTTTGGAATGATGCAGATCCGTTGGGATTAAAAATGGCCAAAGGATTTGCCCATTTAGCTGATGGCATTATGCCAGGAGTAAGTCCTGTAGATATAAGAGCAGACGTTGCCTCACCTGCCACAGGTTATTTAAGTTTTTCTGCTAGAGAGTTTCCAAAAGCGATTGGGTCTATAGCTGGAGTTAATCCAGAAAAAACTGTGGGTAGACAAGGATATCAAGTTGATTCAGCGCAAGAATTTGCAGAAGCTTTAACTGGTGTTAAGAGCTTAAAACCAAGAATAGATAGAACTCTTTACTATCGAGGATTGGAAGCAGCTAGAGAAGTAAGAGAGGCGGCTAGGATATTCAACCAGGTTGCTAAATCTAGAGGCAACAAGAACGCAGAAGATATAACCAAGGCTTTTATTACAACTAACGAACAAAGATTTAAAGCGTTAAGAGATTTGAATACTGCAGTCGAAGATGCAAAGACTTTAGGTTTTTCTACTAATGAAATAATTAAACCCCTGAGAGAAGCGAAGACTCCGAACCTAAACTTTGTTATGGCTGGTAGATTCAAAGCATTTTTTCCAAGCAATGAAACAATTAGCTTTGCCTTGCAGGGAAACCAAGACAAGTTGTCTAATCCATTCAACATCGCTGATATGTCCAAGGAGTATTCTAGATTCCAAGGCAAGTTGTTTAGAGAACCTCAACCTCAACCACAACCTGCGCCTCAAATCGCCCCTGCACAGCCTAGCACGCCTCCTGTGGATCAATCTGAAGTTACTCCTGCAGAACCTGCATCTCTGTTTAATCGTGGAACTCAGGCACTAAGAGATTTAGAATTAAGGAAACTTCTAGGAATAGATTAGCTTGATTCCAAAAAGAGCGAAGAAGAAAGGCAAGTACTTCGCAGTCAAAACAGAAGTAGATGGCAAAGTCTTTGACTCAAAGCTTGAAGCGGCCAGATACAAGATACTCAAGAAGCGCCAGGATGATGGCGAGATATCTGACCTTGAGACTCAGGTTGATTTCCCTTGCGCCCTTACTGTTGAGGGAAAAGAAAAAAAGATCTGCAGTTATTTCGCTGACTTCAAGTACAAGAAGGATGACAAGTGGGTGGTTGAAGATACCAAAGGCGTAGTCACCCAGGTCTTCTCACTCAAAAAGAAACTGGTCGAAGCTCTGTACCCTGGCCTGAAGATCAACATTGTCAAAGATCCTCGTGTCTAGAACGGAACGATAGCCTCGTTCACTACATCCACCTGGCTACCAGGGAACTCTTTCTTTATCTCTTGAGCCATACGCATTTGCTTGGTATCGAATCCCGTCTTGGATAGCTCACGCAACTCAGGGCTGCTGTAGTAAGGACCATCCTGCATTGCTTTAGGCGTGGCATTGTAGAACTTTATGACACCAGACTCGTATGCAATCACATCATCATTGCTCTCTTCTGGCAGATGAGTGGCAGTGGTAATCAAGTGTGGATTCCATAGATGGTTTTCGCAGCTTGCTTTCTGTGCCTCGAGGTCAAGCAGTTTATTACTGCGTGTGCATATCCAGTTCGCACCGTTACTTGTGGTAACAGGTTTGGAGAACGCACAGTTTCGGCAGTTGACCCACTCAGGGAAACGCTTTCGACTGTAGATATCAACATACGTTTTAGACTCTGTCTTGAGCATGTAGTCCTTTTCTGACTTCCTCCCATACTTGGGTGGCCCTTCACTAGTAATCACCCTCTCAGCGCGTTCTAGAGCCTTCTCCCAGATGTTTTGGTCATAGTCGATGATCTGGGTGTATATCTCGCTGTTGTTCTTGTTGACCACAATCACCATGCATTTGGTCAGACCAAGTCCACCCATGTAGCAATGGATCTGCCACTTATAAGTTTCGCTCCACAACTCATAGTCGCCAAGCTTCTGGAGCTCTTTGAATCGCTTGTCGTTTGCGCTTTTGATTTCACCCAGGAGAACAAGATCTTCTTCGGGTGGCGGCAGAACACCTCTAAATAATGCATCACAGGAACCTGAGAAGTGACCACCCAAAGAAGAAACCCTAATCTGGTTACCATCCTCATCATGGGATGCGATACCACATAGTTTACTCTCTTTGATGTTATCAATCACTTGATCCTCGATACGATTGCCCAGGTCAAACAGTCGTAACATGCGACCACTAAATGTGTTGGGCAAGCACCAGTGAAAGTTCATCCACAGTTTGTGCTCATCCTCATCACCGATAATACTAAATCCAAGATGCCCTCTGCTTTGGCGATTGTTCTCTTCGAGCTTCTTGTCTATCTCATCAAACATAGACACTAACGACATTCCAATATCTCCCTTCTTTTCTTACTGCAATCTTTCTTATGTGATTAAACAAACCTGAATTGACCATCTCTGATGCAAACTCAACATCTCTAGGAACCGCACCTCTACCTGTAACAGCACGCCACTTCTTATCTGCAAGCCTTCCTGCTGGACCGTTCATGCCTATCATGAATGGCATTGAGTGTGGCCAGTATTCATCCATCACTTTGAACTTCACATCCAGGTAAGTGTTCCCAGCCTTTGATGTCTTCACCTCAGCCCAGATAGTCTCTACTTCTTTTACCTTCTCAAGCTCTTCGATCGGATCATCAAGCTCATCAGAAAGCACGTTACCGAATGCAGATACTTTATCTTTTGCAACGCTTGGAGGTCTTTTTTCTGGAGCCTCCATCATGATTGGTCTATCAGCACCACACTCAACGCACTTTTTGTCTTGTGGCCAATCATTAACTGCAAGACATGGGAATCCAGCTTCTGTTATTGCATCGCAAACCCATATTCTTTTCTCACCATCTTTCGGTGGTGCGGCTGGTCTTGCCCTATCGATACAACCATGGCGATGCATGTTCTCGCCGTAGTCAAGAAGCATACAGTTTTCCTTGTCTCCCCAGGTTCTCATGCCTCGACCACAGATTTGTACATACAAACCAAGAGACTTGGTCGGTCTAAGCAAAGCAATGCAGTCTGTCCTGGGTGCATCCCAGCCTTCAGTCAGTACAGCTACGTTACACAGTGCGTTGATCACACCGTTCTCGAAATCTTCTAGTATCTGCTCTCTAACATCAGATGGTGTTTCGGCGGTGACAACTGCCGCTGCAACCCCAGCGTTCTGTAAAAGCATGCACATCTTGTTTGCATGAGCGACTGTCACACAAAAGAAGACAGAACTCATTCGGCCCTTGCTGTATGCCTTGTTTATCCAATCGCTGATAATCGATACCATGGTGTCATCTTCCATGGCTAGTTTCTCAAGATCCGCTTCCCGGTAGTCGCCACCCTTGAACTTCACCCGCGCAGTCGATGCGTCAATGACTGCCTGGTCATCCACTTTGAATGCAGACAATCGGCAGAGATAACCATCTTGGATTAACTGAGGTATGCTGATCTGGTAAGAGACACCACCAAAGAAGTGATCTTCAAGGCCATAGATGAAGCCCTGACCCATGCGATAAGGTGTAGCAGTGACACCAAATATTCTGGGTGCGTAGTATTGTGTGGATTCAAAGTGATCAAAGATCTTTCGATACCGACTGGATTTGTCAGGACCGACATGATGAGCCTCATCAACAATGATGTAGTCAAAATGACCAGCTGCCTCTAACCGCTTCTGGCTTGCGATCGTGTCTCGACTAGCGATAACAATCGGCGCTTGTGAATCAAACTCTTTGATACTGGCGGCAAGAACTCCACAAGGAGCGCATGGCCACACAGATAACAGTTTGTTTCTGGCTTGTGTGATGAGCTCTTGCCTGTGAGCCAGGATCAATATCCGACAACCCCCAGTATGCTCGAACAATCGCTTAATGATGTTGGCGAAGACAATCGTCTTGCCACTGCCAGTTGGCAGAACTATCAGCGGATAAGTATTCTGGTTATGAAGCCAATCAAAAGTAGCATCAACTGCTTCTTCTTGATAATACCTTAGCTTCATGCTTTGCCCTCATTAGTCCAGAATAAGTTCTTGCCCAGTATGTTCTTGCCCAGGGGGAGATGTTGTTCTTATGCAGTATCCTGAGAACTGCCTCCTCTCTGGTAGGATTGTGTATTGTTTCTAGTGACATGTTGGTTTTGCCTCCTGTTCTAGATCCTCTCCAAACCTTTGCTGGATGTCATTCAGCATGGCGTAGATACTGTCCATCTCGGCAAACTGCACCATGTAGGTGAACGACAAAGCCAAACAAACTTCCATGAAGACGTTTACATCGACTTCATCTTTCATATTATCAAACAGGGTTTTGAGTGCATCAGCACAGAACTGACGCTCCTCAGTATCAAACTCAGCTTCCATCCTTTTTCTCCCTAAGCCTGGTTAGTCTTTCGATCTCAGCCTCGATATAGAACTTAATCTTCTTTGCATCTCGAAGCCTATCGCTGTGCTCAAC